TAAGCTGATTAAAGAGTTTATCTTCTTCAGTAATTACATTGTAAGTACGAAGCTCTAATATATAAACCACAGAATAGGCAGTACAAAAATACAAAATAGAAAAAAGCCTGAAAAACCCTTATAAATAAAGGGATTGAAGCTAAAAAAGGCAAAAAAGCGGACAAAATGAAATGTACAATAACTACCATATAATTACCGAGTAATTGCCCAATAACTACCATTTAAATAACTTTAATTACCTATATGAGGTATAAAGTACCTATTAATTACCCAAACCCAATAAAATAGCCCCTTTGAGGGCTTTTTTTGTGCCCTTAAATGACCCTTAAAGGCTATTGAAATACCCTAAAAAGCACCCCGAAAATGAGGGTGAGAAGTACCCCCGAAAAAACCTCCTTTTTTATGTTAGGGGGACACTTAGGGAGACAAAAAAGCACCTAAAAACAGAGAGTAAAAAACCCTATACTTATACTCACACGCAAGCTATACCCCTTTTTTATAGAGTAAAAGGGGGTGTATTGTATGATATTTTACACTATATTTTAATGTAACTTACTTATTTTCAGTTACTTATCTAATAATATAGGTGAATTTGTACCTTTTTCATCCTCTAAATGCTTAATTTGTTCCTTTAGGTTATATATATCAACCTCAAGGTCGGCAATTTTTTGGTAATTCGTTACTGGGTCAAGGAACTCAAAGGATAAGTGCATTTTGGCTTCCCATACTTCCTTAACGTCTTCAATAGGAATCCTTATATTTCCATACTCTCGGTTATCGGAAGAGCAGTATAATGATTGATACTTATTGATACGATTCTTTACCCTTTTGACTATAATACCCTCATTGACTGTTACTATAATATATACCCGATTATCCGTCATATATTCCCAGCTTTCTACAAATTCACCAATTACGTAACTTCCATCCTGCAAGGTTGGGTACATAGAAAGCCCCTTTACTTGGAACATACGATAAGTACCCCCGTAGAGCCCTGGTACATTATACATTGGTAGCTTTTCTATATAATTCTTGTCCAGATAACCAGTAAGATAGCCCGCTTGAGCCTTATATTCCACCAAAGGAATAAAAGCCTCATCATTTTCTTCATTCACAACTACTACTTTAGGCACAAGGTCTCTTCCTTCTACTATCTTTACTATAGGTTCTTCTGTTTTTTCTGTTTTAAGCATCTCTCCTTTGCCTGTAAGTAACCAAACAATATCTATTTTGTATTCTGTACAGAAATTAGCCACTACTTCAGCAGACACATTACTTCTATTATTCAATATTTCTGAAAATGTAGAAGGCTTTAGTTTCAGAAAACCTGCAATATCTCCCTTTTTTAATGATTTATTCTGAGACAATACAAAATTCACGGCCTCTGTAAATCTCTGATTTATAGTGTTTTTATCCATAACAGTAAAATATTTTTCATTTTTTCTGGATTTTATTTTGTTATTTCAAAATTTCTGAATAACTTTGCACTGCTAAACGAAACTAAATAACGAATGGACAAAGGTATAAAAATTCCACGAAAATTCAATCCCTTAGTAGTGGAAAAATTATCGGTAAAGTTTGGACTGTCAAAAACTTATATTCGTCAGTGCCTAAACAAAACGCGAAACAGCTTCACGGCTGATACTATTTGTAAGGAATACAAAAAGTATGAAAACGAAATCAATAACGTTTTAAATGATTCATTATGAAAGAATTAATTAACACCATTGAACAAACGATGTCCAGTTTTGAGATTGCAAAACTGACAGGCAAAAGACACGATCACGTAATACGTGATATTAGAGAACTCAATAAAGGTTATGGAAATTTATATCTCCCCAAAATTGGGTTGATGTTCAAAATCACCGAGTTACCTAATGGAGCTAAGAGAAATGACCCCTATTTTGAATTGACAAAAATGCAGACATTTGACCTTCTGACTGGGTATAACACCGAATTGCGTATTAAGGTCAATCGTAGGTGGGCAGAGTTGGAAGCCTTGACACAAATCAAAATGCCTAAATCTCTTAATGTCTATGGAATGGAAGCCCTGCCATACGTGGAGTGGTTGCTACTACATAACTACTCGGTAACCAGTGGGCAGTATCACGCTCGCATTCGTAAGCACCCTCAGCACTTCTACAAGGCGAGTACAGGTAAGTGGTATATCAATAAGGCTTTTGCAGAGCAACTCTTAGAGATTCGCAGTAGTTGCGAGAAGCTCAAAGAAGTGAAGGGCTTGCCGCAAGTACATCAGATGACAATTTTTGAAGCGATTGAAGAAGTAGAAGGGCAGGTAGCTCCCGCAGGAAAATAATTAAATCATATAGTTATGAATATAGAAGTACACTTACAAAGAATTATCAATGGGAAGATTTCTTACAATCTTGCAGGAATAGTACCCAATATTGAGGTAGATAGGTATGAAGAGGTTATCAACCACCCTGAAGTACAAGAGATGATACGTGAGGCTAGAGGACGGCACTTTAATCTTACTATGTATGCAACTATCATTAAGGATAAAAAAGAAACACTTGAAGTGACAAATATGGAAATATTTAAGCCTAAAAATAAAGTATTATGAGAAAGTTAATACAAAAATTACTAAAAAAGCAGGTGATACATCATATTAATAGAGATTGGAGTCATCAAGTTATAGAGACGAGAGAAACCCTCTTCGGGATAGTTGTTAAAAGGGAATTGAGGACAGAACTAATGTAAAGATGTTATGGATAAAAAGATAACGATAAAATACTTCCTAAATAAAAGGCTAAAAGAAAGGAAAGTAAAAGGAACCTCCTATTTACCTATGTATATCTTCCTAATTTATGATAGGAGAAATACCCTTTTTAGAAGTGTAAAATACCCCAATTGGTACAATGAGGTGGATTTTCTCAATATAGAAAAGGATGATGAGGAGTTAAAAGCTATTAGGGAGATAGTAGAAGAAGAAATAAAGACCCAAAGAAAACTACTTTTTAAAAGGGTTATTACAAGATATCATAACAGATTTTTAAAATACATAAAATGAAAAGAAAGGTAAAAAAACAGATTGCTCTATTAGTAAAGAAAATAGTTAAAGAGGAATTCAGAAAACTAAATGAGCAGGTTAAAAACTCACTAATTCTGATAGCTTCCAACATAGAAAAGTCTAATGAAAATGCTACTCTTGACGATAATGAGGAAGATTTGGCACCTCACAACAATAGTAAAAAATGTATTACTGTAATATTTGATAAAGATTATAATCCTAAAAGTTGGAAAACTTCCACCTTTAATATTAATTAGTTTGAAATCCCCAAGTCAGTACGACTGTCAGCAACCGCTGGTGAAGCAAAATCACCTTGGGGAGCAAAGGCAAAAGCCAAAAAAAGACACAAATGTACGCATACAAAGACAACATATTATCCATACCAGCACGGCTCCTATACGATGATTGGGGACTGATGAGCTATGACTACTACAAGAAACTATGTAGCCGTGGTAAGCTCATCACTACCCAACCAGGGAAAGGCTTAGGCAACGAAGCGTGGGTGTCCTTCCACGAATTGCCTGTGGTGAAAGGGGTTAATATCAAGGAGGTGTGCTTGAAGATGTTGGGCAAGCCCGAAGATAGTAAAATCTTACAGAATAACCTTGAACCTCTCTTGGTACCCGACTTGGAAGCTATTAACTTCTTTTCAGGTCACAGAAAACCTAATGGAAAGCCTCTAAAGATAGAAGAGCAAAGAGAAAAAGCTACTTCAGCTATGATTTTAAACGCTATTGAAAGCCTCTTTAAAGGGCGTATAAAGAACCCACTATACAAAGGAAAAAAGGTGGAGATATGGAAAAACATTAGCGAGGCAGTCAATACCCTTAACCCCGAACGTTGGCACTTTGACTTGCCGAATAACCCAAGAAGCCTGCAACGCAAATATAACCAGTATCTCAGTGAGGGCTACTATGCCTTCATTCATAAGGGCGAGGGATCTGGTAATGCCAAAGTAGTAACGGAAGTAATGGAAAGGCTCTTTATTTCTATCTGTTGTATGCCTAACAAACCCTATATGAGTTCGGTGTATGATATTTATCGGCAGTTCTTGTATGGTGAGATAGAAATCTTTGATAAAGCCACTGGTGAACTTTTCAATGTGGAGCAGGATTTTTGCGACGAACACGGGAATATCTTAGAAGTTTCTGAAAGTACCGTAAAGTTATGGCTTAACAAACCCGAAAATCAGTTGGTTATCAAGAAAGCCCGCAATGGAGAATATGACTTTAGCCACAAGGAACGTCCGCACGTCAATCGCCACGCACCGCTTTACTCTATGAGTAAAATTACTCTGGACGACCGCGACCTAATGCATACCAAGCTACCTAATGGAGATAAATTAATGGCTTACTATGCTTATGATGTGATGAGTACAGCATTGATTGGTATTGCGCACAGCAAAAAGAAAGACAACGAACTATTCTTGGACTGCTTCCGCTCTATGTTCCGATTCACGGCTCAATATGGATTGGGTACCCCAATGCAGATAGAAGTAGAGCGACACCTTACAGGCGAACACGTGGAGGGCTTGCTCAAGGCTAATAACATTTTTCCTTTTGTGCGATTCTGTAATCCTACCAATTCGCAAGAGAAGTATGCCGAGACAATGATACGAGGTAAGAAGTACGGGATAGAGAAAGATAGGCACCAAAACGTAGGGCGACACTATGCAAGACGAGACAGCAACCGAGTAACTAACCAAAAGATATTTGACGAATTTAATGACAACTACAAAGATGCCAAAGCTCCTTATGAGGATATAGTAGCAATGGAATTGGAAGAGCAAACCCTCTATAACAATCAGCTACACCCCGACCAAGAGCGCTTCCATGGTAAGACACGTTTGCAGGTATTTTTGGAGAATGTAAATCCGAACCTACCTAAACTTAACAGAGCACTTTTAGCGCAATATATAGGTAGATGCGTGCCTACTACGATACGCAGGAACCAATATGTAACCGTACAATATCAAAAGTACCAATTGCCCAACCCACAAGTTATTTCCTTGCTTTCCTCTTACGAGGTACAAGCCTATTACCTTCCCAATGAAGAGGGTATAGAGGAGGTGTATTTGTATCAAAATGAACAATTCCTATGCGAGTGTAAGCGCCTTAAATCCTTCAACCGAGCCAATGCCGAATGGACAGAAGAGGACAAGGAAATATACCAAGAGCAAATGCATTATATCAAGCAATTTGACCAATATACTAAGGAAAAAACTACTGAAAAGCTATCTAAGATAGGCACGCTTTCGGTGGAGAAAAAACTAGAAAAAACAGAGCTTCCTGTAATTACTGTAGCCTACCAGGAGCAACCCACTACTAACTACAAAGAGTATCAAAAAAGTAAAAAAGAAACGATAAATAAAGCCTTATTAGACCTATGATTACAACAGAACTTAAGGAAAAAATCATTTTGGCGATTTCCGAAAATAGAAAAAACTATCAATCCGACGGCAAGCACGCACAGAGCTTGGGAATTAACACGGCACAGTACAGCCGTATCAAGAAAGGAGAATTAGAGGGCGTACTTAGCGATGCCAATTGGGTTAGCATAGCCCGCAGGCTACATGTACAACTCAAGGAAGAACGCCCTTGGGTAACGGTGGAGACAGAGACCTTTCAATACATCTACCTACAACTTTCTACCTGTCAAGCTCGCTCCATCTCGGCTATCCTTTGTGATAGGGCAGGAATTGGCAAGACACACACTGCCAAAGTATATGTGAGCAAGAACAAGAACGCCGTGTATATAGACTGCTCCCAAGTTAAGACCAAACAGAAGCTCATTCGCAAGATTGCTCAAGAATTTGGAATTGCTCACACAGGGCGTTATGCTGATGTATATGAGGATTTGGTATTTTACGTTAAGCAGTTGGAAAACCCGCTTATCATCTTGGACGAGGCAGGAGACTTGGAGTACCACGCTTTCCTTGAACTCAAGAGCCTATGGAATGCTACTGAGTACGCTTGTGGCTGGTATATGATGGGAGCCGATGGATTGCGGGCAAAAATAGACCGTAACAAGAACATCAAAAAGGTGGGGTATGCAGAGATATTTGACCGATACGGCTCCAATTATAGCCGTGTAAGTCCTCCCCAAGACGACGAAGCTATTACGGCTTTCCTATTGGGACAAATAGACAAGATCGGCAAAGCGAACGGCTCTACCCTTACCCCACAACAGCTCTTTACTCGTACCAAGGGAAGCCTTAGAAAGGTACGTACCGAAATAGAAAAAGTGCGAGTCGCACAGGCGATTAATAACTAATAACTAATGACGGATAAAAAAGTAACGATACCAAGGGCTTACACCTATGAGGACTTGGCGAGAAAGAAATATAAGACATTACCACTGAAAGGGGTCTGGAAAGAACATTTAGGAGATATAGAACGTTCGGGAAGTATTCTTATCTATGGAGATTCAGGACACGGAAAGACAACCTACGCACTGCAATTGATGCGGGAATTATGCCAAGGGGAAAAGGTACTATACAACTCTTTGGAAGAGTGCGGTAGCCTTTCACTACTTACCAACTTGGAACGTACAGGGCTTAAGCAGTACAAAAATAAATATTTGGTGTGTGGAGAGCCTTTGGACAAGCTCATACAACGCCTTAGTCGCCCACAGCAACCTAAGATAGTCTTTATTGACAGCGTGCAGGCTTGTTTTAGAGGAAAAAAAACAGAGGATTATCATAATCTTATATTGCAATTTCCTCAGACCCTTTTTATAGGGATTTCACAGATAAGTAAGGGAATGCCCAAAGGAGCCGTAGCGGAGGAGTTCTATTGGTTTTGTCAGAATAGAGTATTAGTGAAGGACTTCAAGGCTTACCTAGACAAGACACGAACAGGAGGCAATGAATTAGAGCCTTACATCATATCTGAAAGCAAGGCAGGAGAAAGAGAGTTAAAAATGGTTAGATAAAAATATGGGAACTATAGAAAAGCAAAAAGCATTCAGGCACTGCCTACTCTATTACTTGGATTGTAATTATTGGGCATACGAGCAACTGCAAGGGATGTACTTCTCAAGATGGTGCGAACAGGTGCATAAACAGAGGAAAACTTCAGTGGAACCAAGGATACTAATGAAGAATGACCATTTACTAAATTGGTTTGCCAATCAATGGGAGGTGTATGTAGAAGGCGAGATAGCCAGATACTACGGAAAGGCACTCAGAGAGGGGGTATTTGAACGAGAGGATGTAGAGATGATGATACACTTACAAATGGAGAATATTTACCTGCTTTATCCCAAAATATTACTGAAAATGATAGATAAGAGTGAGAAACAAAAAATAATAGTACAATGAAACAGCTATATATGGACGTACTAAGGCTTGACAACTTCTTACAAGCCTTGACAGCACAAGAGCGGATAATGATACACCAGTATCACGCTGGATATAGGACTAGTGTACCAATAGTGGTACTAACCATTTACGAATGGATACAGGAAAATAAGGATAAGTGGGAATCCACAGACTTTAGATATAACCAAGATAGAGTATTGACTTGGTACAATTGGGATAAAAAAACTTGGGAACCCATAGAGACTCACGAATTGTACAGAGCAAAAGTAGCAAGATAATTTTTAAACATATAAAAAATGAGAATTATTAAAGATTTAAACGTAAAAGTAACCTATACCGTAGGTTTAGGAGATGTAGAAGTCTCCGATGAAGTATTTGAACAATTAGAACAAATGGCAGACTATGGATTTTCTGTTGAAGATTGTGAAAGTAGCAAGTATCCAGAAGCATTTGATTGGCTTGCTTACAACATAAGAGAAAGAGATGCTATGGATTGGGCATACGAAGTGGAAATAGATGAGTAATAAAATTAAAAAAGATAAAAAAAATGAGTTTAGATTTATCACAGATGAGTGCTGAGGACTTAAAAAAGTTACAAGAGCAACTCAAAGAGAAGCAAAGAGCAGAGAAATTAGCTAAACAACAGAGCAGACAGACACTTTTAGAACTTGAAGCAGAATTGGTAGATGATAACATTGGTTTCTGCCTTTCACAACGGGAGGATGTAGAGGATTTGGTGGCGAAACTCTTCCAAGAAGCAAAGACTATCATAGCCCTCCGTGCCGAGCTATATGGTACCCAAAAGGAGAATCAAGATTCGCATACCTTTACCAAAGCTGATGGTTCCGCAAGTATCCGTATAGGTTGGAATGTACGCCCCGCCTTTAACGGTACAGAGAGCGAAGGACTTAAAAAGATAAAAACCTATATGTCATCCTTGGCAGGAGATAGTGAAAATGAAAAACTCCTATTGGAGTTCCTCAATACAGCATTAAGGACAGATGCACAAGGGAACCTAAACCCACGAGAGGTTCGCAAGTTGGGCACACTAAGGCAAAAGGCTAACAGTGTCCTCTTTGATGAGGGTATGGAGATCATAGAAAACGCCATCATAGATATACGTACGAGTATGTATATACGTGGGTATAAGTTGGTTACCCTTGAGAATGGTATAGAAAAAAGAGTAAACTTCAACTTCTCTATTGATTAGCGGTAAGCCACTGCGGATAATTATTAGATACCCTGCCCTTAGCCTGTCGTTTGTATTAAGGGGGCGCCCATAAGAGACCCCCTAAGGCAGGGTTTTAAACAACTTTTAAATAACCTTTAAAAACGATTTAAAATGAAAGAAAAACCAACACATTACTATTGCTTTTTTGGCAATGGCATACAAACAAAAAATAAGTTACAAGCTGAATTTTCCGAATTTCTAAGAGGAATGGAAGGCGAACTATATCGGGCTGACGATTTAGATGAAATAAAGCGATACATCATTGAAAAAGCCAAAGAGTTAAACAAAGAGTATCCCCGATGTAAGGCTTTAGATGTTTCTTTTGAACAATACTCAAAAGAGAATTACATTCACTATCTATGTGGTATTGAATTTAATGCATTTCGGCTAATACCTGCTTATTTAATTGAAATTAAAAATGATTTGAAATGAAAAAAATAGCAACATTTCTAATATTGTCACTTGTATCTATCTCCTGTGATGATAGATGCTCTAAAAAAGACTCTGAAAATGATATAAAAGAGATTATAGGCTATGTGGTAGATAAGGAACTTATACCAGCTCATAGAACATCCCATTTTGTAGGAAAGGTTCGCTCAAGTAGATATCATCCTGAAAAGTATTATATATATGTAGCTAATAAAGAAGGTACTGTAAAAATTAGAGTTTTTGAACAAGACTATAAAGAGTACAATGCAGGTGATTTTATAAGAATAAAATTTAAAGACCAGTATTATGATTAGCAAACGACAAATAAAAATTCTACAAAATCTCTTAGGAAAGAGGTTTAATGGAAGAGAGGAAAGGATGGCATTCTTATCAGATTTCGCGCAAAGAGAGTTAAGCTCTAGCAAGGAACTAACTGAAGGAGAATTCTTTGAGCTATTAGACTGGCTGAAATATAACTACGCTAAGGAAGCGCAATTTGACAGCTACAATACGCAACACCTTAGCTTGTTGGCTAAGTGCCACGAACTGGGTTGGGTACGAGAGGATAATCCTAAGATTCCGGACCTTGGGCGATTGGGTAAGTTTCTCCTCTCAAAGAGGTGTCCTATACAAAAGCCCTTAAAAGAGATGACTACTAATGAAGTCAGTAAGGTAATAGGAGCCTTAAGTGGAATAATTGAGAAAAGGCACGAAAAAACATCCCCCTCCCCTCTTCAAAGGGGGAATGAGTGTAAGCACGAGAGGCAAATATTACGGACGATAGATGGGTATTGTACGGTACAGATAACAGCAGTGTTTTGTCAAGATTGCGGAAAACAACTAACAGAAGCAAAAGTAGAAGTATAACATATAACAATATAAAAATGGATAAACAAGAAGTAATAGAAGAGTTTAAAAAAGTTATCAAAGCACTTAAAGAAGTTAAAAAGAATACTATTTTGGCCAAGGGAGTAATACTAAATGTTTTTTTAGACCTTCCGAATGGATTAGTAGAGGATACAGATGTAGAACCCTTTGTTAAAGAAATAACAGAGTTAATAGAAAGAATAACTACCTTATGGACAGATAATTAAATTTCGGAAAATGACCTATATAGTAACCATACACCGTACCCATACCCTCCTAAAGCTCACCTACAAGAAAGGAAAACTTTGGAAGGTAGAAGTCAAAAGAGGAGGGCTTAACAGTCAGCAATATCTGCAGATTGGAACTATTCTACCCCCGCAAGAGGAAGATATAGGGCGTTACCAGGAACAATGGAATGGCAGTGTATCCTATACCAAAGATGAAAAACAAAAAGCCAATCTTTATACCCAATTCTTAGACGAGTGGTTTGCTTTCTACTATAGACAATTTGGTTTGTCTCCAAAATTCACTGGCGCGGACGGAAAGGCTCTCAAAGAGATTATCACTTATCTTACCAGCAATTCTGCTAATGAAGAAGAAGCCCTTGCCACTTGGCAGTACTTACTCAGCAATTGGCAGAAGATGGACGAGTTCCACCAACGGAATACAGACTTAAAGTATATTAATTCCCAACTCAATAAAATATTACAAAATGCAAAACGAGGTAATCGTAAGTCAAAATCAAGCATTAGCGACGATTTCAAACAAAGAATTTTTAAGGGTTTATTCACCGAATAACTGCCTTATGCATAGCGCAAAAATAAAAGGAATAAGTGATGCTCTTAGCAGACAAACCTACAGCCTAGTGCAGATAAAGATAAATAAAGGGGAGGCTTTTTTACGGAGTTATATTAGCCTGTGGCTTATTTACCTGAATGAGGTTTTGAACCTAAATAATCCCCTTACGGAGGCACAGATAGAACTTTGTACTGAGCAGATAATGGAGGATTATCATCACCTGAAAATATCGGAGTTATCGCTTATTTTCAAGAGGATTGTATCGGGGGAGTTCGGCGAGCTGTACGAGCGTATCAGTATGCCGAAAGTAATGAGTGTCTTCCGCAAGTATGACCAAGAGCGCACCGAGGTAGTTGTCAATCAAAATCAACAAGCGCACGAACAATTTCGCTACCGAGAAAATAGAACAGAGAGCTACGATGATGATGTACGAAGGATATATAAGAGGCTAAGAAAATTTTGATTTGTGTCATTTTTGTTTTTATTTGAACACCCGCTAAAATCCAATTTGGAAATAAGCGGGTGTTTTTTTATTTTTGCGGTCTAAAACCTAATATTTATGCAAGCCTATACCCTACAAAGAAAAGAACGACTAAAACAGCGGAATGAGTGTGTGCGAAAGCTCTTTGAGAGCCTTAGTAGCAAGCGCCCTCAATGGAGGGCAGAGGCTATTATAGCGGAGGTAGCTACACAGATGTACCTTTCCCCACGTACGGTGGAGGCAATAGTTTTTTATGAAGGTATCTATGCAGAAAAATAATTGAAAAAAGTTTTGGTAGTTTAAAAAAAAGTTGTACTTTTGCAGTGTCGATTCTGCGGATTCGGCGTTACCGACACCTATGTTAAGATTTATGTCTTTTCATAGGTGTCTGGGTTTAAAATTCTATCTTAGCTAATTCTTCATTTTGCTTTAATATCCATACTTCTCTTATCTGTTTTCCTTCCTTAATACTGAATTTGATGAGTTTTTTTAGATATTCTATAGTATAATAGTTCTCATCATAGTCTACCACAATACAATCGGACTGTTTTAATCCTCTTTTTAGCATATTCTGAACTCCTTTTCCCGAATAATTATGTCCTTCGTGCTCATAGAACTTATTTCCTACTTTAAAGTCGGGACATTTGCCCCAATAAGGGGTTCCTTGCAAGTCGGCATAAAGTTGCTGATAAAGCTCATTTCGTAGGGGTGAATTAAACCTTGGTAGTATGATTGTTTCTTTTCCCTGCTTAGCGAAAAAGTTGCAACAGTTATATACACGCTCATAGTCCGAACCCTCCATATTTACAAGGTTAGAAATAATAATCTTTCCTCCATTAGGGTATTCTTTTATTACCCTCTCAATATAGTTTTCACCGAGCCTCTCCATACGTCTTTCTACTTGCCGTTCTACCTCATTTATAATAATTGGAGCCATTCCTAAGGCATAGGGTATTACGGGAAATATCTCCCCCGAAAGAGCAGGGTTATTAGCAAAGTCTTCTTTTATGGGTATATCTTCCGTATGTACTCCTTCTGTTACTGGTCCTGCAGTAGGCTCTACGTAGCAACGGCAACCCCAATCATTAGGGGGTAGGTGTGTTTTCCAAAACTCGTGTTCTACAGGTAATGTTAGCCCGTCCCAGGCACGGTGTGTTTCACGAGTGCGCTCATCGTGCACCGCGTGATAAGTAAGGTTAGGGTATATGCGCTTATTGGCTATATACTCCTCGTACTTTTGTGCCGATAAGGCATTGGCTACTGTTTGGTTATACTCAACTTGTAACCAACGCCTATTGTATTCTACATTGAGTTTGTTGGCTTCGTCTTTGAACTCTTGCCACGACAGCACCTTGCCATTTTTAGTTAGAGAGGCTTCTATTTGCTGTTTAAAGCTCGTTTCTTTGAATGCAGAGAAGCGAGCAAGGTTGTGCTTTAGTGAGGTTACCAGTTCGGTATTGGTTTCCTCAATAGTAGGGTTATAGCCCTCTGCTAAGGCTTTATTTAGGTGCTTGTAGTAGTATTGCCATAGTTCTTTGCTTTGTGCCTCACTAATACCACGCTCTTCAAAAGCCTCACGTATGTACCCCTCTATAAGCCTACTCAAGTCGTTGTCTTCCTTGCTGAGCCTTATGTACTCGTGCTCGGAGCAACAATGGGTGTGATAGTGTAACTTGAGTAGGCTTAGGCTTTTTTTGACTCGCCCTCGCTACCTCCTCCAAAGGTAGAGGTAGGCATACTTTCTATTTCCACTCCATAAGTACGCTCTATATAATCTTGGGTAAGGATATAGCCACGCCCTAAGAGTACCCCGTCTATAGTGATTTGCTTATTAGGGTCGGTTGTTTTCTCTACTGCTATTTTGGCGTTATCGGGGATAGGATAACCAATGGTGCGCATAGCGGGCAAAAGTTGGTTGTTGAGAAAAGCCAACATCTTCTTTTCGTCAGCATAGACAACCTCCTCCAAAGTGTTCTCGTGTACCGTTCCTTGTGCCTTGCTACTACCATTTTCGGTAGTCATTGTTTGGTGAAGTACGAGTTTTGATAACTCCTTGTCTAAGGCTTCAATCTTGCGGTAAAACACTTGGAAAGCATCGGCTTTGCTGTTCTCCTTAATATCTACTTCTGTACCAATAGGAAAAACGCCATACGAAGCTGAACCCATTTCCTCTAACCACTGGGCAACTTCCTCCTTCACACTATCACTTTGCGAAGCGATTTTGGCAATACGTATAGGAATGCCAAACAACTCCTCGAACTCGTCCCACGAACCCCATGAATGGCGCTTGAGGATTGCATAAGGGGTAGCCTTTTCGAGTAACCCCGAATGCTTGTAAAATTGTGCTACCAATACTACCTCTTGCACATCACGTAGGTCTATGCCCGTGGTTGCATCGTAGTCTTTTAAAAGTACGTGCTTTTCGGGGATTACTAAGCCCCTATCAATAAGTTCTACGGATTTGATTTCACCTTTGGTTACCTCTTTGAGCCATATAGGAGAATGCCCGTGATAGATGCTTTGATGAGCGAACTCGATCACGTCCTCAAACCATTGTTTGTCCTTGATATACTCGGTTAGGGTGTCTTCCTTAATTTCATCGATGACGATAACGAAGTCCTTATTGGTAGTTCGCAAAGTACGGTTTTCAGTGATACCAGTAAGGTGTCCGTCGAGGAGTACATCTTGGTATACCTCCTCCAGAGGATAAGTACGAGGGTAGTCCACACTATAGCGGGCATAACGTGCCGAGTGCCAATGGTTGAGTTCGGTACGCCATAGCCTGCGTTGGCGCTTGATGATGTCTACCATTAGATTAGTTACCTGTTGAATGTTTTGAGCCGTATTTTTGCCCAAATGTACCTTTTTATTAAGTACATTGCCACTAAGGGTAACACTCTTTTCTATACGTTGTTTATGGGGTTGCTTTGCCATTATTTTAATTGATTGAATAAACGGTCTATTTCCTTTTTGATATTATTAAACAAGGTTTTGGAATCTCCTATGAATTGGCGCTTAGGCATACCTTTTAAGCCCTCGTTGTGTCTTAGGGCATACTCCTTATGGGTGTAGAAGGTAACCTTCATTTTCTCCATACGCGCCCTAAATGAATTGCGTAGCTTGTTGCCTCCTGAGTTGTGCCCTGTAAGGATAGCACGCCCCTGGTTACGTTTGCCAAAGCGGGTAAGGGTACCCTTTTTGCCTACCCTATCCGAGCGGTAACGAGTAAGGTCTCGTCCTCGTGTATCGGTAGTTTTTCGGGGTTGCCACTTTTGTAAGCCCTCATCATTAAAGCCTTCGTCTTGGAAGTTCTTTTGAATAAACTTGAGCCCTTCTGTTTTAAGGACAATGGGAACATCATTAGCTACCAAGCGTGCGAGGGCTTCGAGCTTTTTGCGGAGTTCTGTAAAGTTGTTGTTAGACATAATCACCAATGATTTTTATAGGTTTTGCGCCCTCCGAGCTTCATAAAAGGCGTGGGCGTATCGGGGGTGCCGTCGCCATCGGTGTCTTTTAGGCGTTTGGGTAGGGCAACTTCTATTTCGCCTTTGGCTATCTTTTCAAGCCATAGCATAGCCTCGTCATAGCGGAGCTTTGCCACTTGGTTGAGGGTTTTGGTGCGCCTTATATAGATTTCGTGGATAACAATATCCTTGAGGTACTTGAGCAGTATTTTGCTACGCTCGTCTCCCTCTTTGGCAAAAATAGCCTCTGTATCGTAATACTTATAGAGGTAAGAAGCCATTAGGTCTATACTTTCGGCAATGATTTGGGTTACTATCTGCTCGTCGCCTTGGGTGATAAGGTCTATTACCTCTTTAGTGGCTACGGTTTTGAGTTCGTCTTTGGTTAAATACACGTTACTAATGATTAATTGTTAATGATTAAAGATTAATTGCTTGCGATTTGCAATCGTCTGCCTGTATAAGGATAGGGTGTTTGCCTATAAATGCGCGTGGTGAAGGTAATGCGATAGCTCATAATGCCATCATCACTTAGGCGGAGTTCCTCCTCACGCACCTGCTGTACGGGTTTGAATTGTTCGCCTTGCAAAAATTGTATCGTATCGGTGATTTTGTCCAATATATCCAGTTCCATAAGCCCCTCTTCAGCATCAGCAGTGCCTAAGTGTTGGTCTGTCCAGCCGTCTTTACAATAAAAGTCTATATGAAACTCACACTCGCCCTCTTGCACGTGCTGTGTCATCGTCTCATAGGTGATAGGCATTACTTGTATGAGTGCAGCTGTCCATATTTCGGGGTAGCCGTTTTCGGGGTTATCAAACTGACCGCGTTGTAGGTCGATGAGCTCAATGCCTTCAATAGTGGCAAGGGCTTTTTTTACTTTTACAAATAGTTCTTTTCTTGGAGTACTCATATAGTTCTACGTTTGTGTTTATTAATAAGGGGTCGCCCGCTTTGTAATGGGTTTTCGGAATAGCCAAAATACTGTTGGGCAAGGGTAATGGCACGCTCTAAGGTATCAGGGGCGTCATCGTTTGAAGCCGTTCCTTTTTCAAAGGAAAACAGTTGCTTGGTAAAAGCGTTGTAGTCTTTCTCCGAGCGTTTGGGCAGCGTCTCGTCCCAGTACAATATTTTGCGAAAGAGCGCATTGGTAATACCCGCCGAAATGCGATTGTGCTTGTCGCCCTCTTGATGCAAACCAATAGGGATATTAGGGCAAGCGTTGTCCTCGGCACTTTGCATAATAATAGGGGTGTAGACGGCTTTCTGTGCCATAGTAGCATCAAAGAAGCCCATAGTGTTATAGCCTTTTTTAAGGTACTTCTTTACCCATTGGGCACGCACTTCCATAGCTGCATTAAGTTCACACCTTTGGCAGAAGACTTCCAACACGTACAGCCTAATACCTTTGATGCCAATGAGTACCCCCGCTTTATAGTCGCCTGTAGCGGTATAGGATAAGTCCCAATGGTCAAGCAAGCCGTCCCACGCCTCATTATCTGCTATGCGTACCAAGGCAATATCTTTCACCTTAAAGAGTTTGCCCTCCTCAATAGGGTTGTTGAAATCCTCCCGCTGAGAGGTATAGTAGTCATCATTCATTAGGATACGAATAATATCCTCCTTAGTGTCGCGTTCTTTCCACGAGGGTTCCCACTCTACATCCATATAGTTCTCGCGGGTGATATTCACAGTAGCAAGATTCGTAACCGAGTCGTGCAGGTGTGGGCTATCTTTCCACTTGTCGTATAGATAGTCTAATATGCCGTCTTTTACGATATAGTTGTTATTGATGATGAGCCTGCCTCGCTTGCGATGGAAAGCCTTCACCAAATCGCCCGTTATCTTCTTGCCGTACTTCTCTATCATATCGGGGCGTTTGGCTCTATCCAAGTCCTCTATATCGTCTAAAATAGCCAAGTCAGGGCGATACATACCAAAACGCAACCCCCTGAAAGGTTGGTTAAGCCCCAAGGCTTTGAAGTGCTTGCCGTCTGTAGTTTGAAAGTCGCCATCCGACCAATCACCATAAGAGAGTTGCAAACCAAAGTCTTTGATAAACTTCTGGTTATTCTCTAAGTGTGCTTGTAAGTCGGATAGCAGTATCTTAGCCAAGCCCTCGTTAGCCCCTATAAGGATAGGAAAGAAGGTAAGGTTATTCTGCTTGAGGTGGCATATATTGCCCACATTGGATTGTATAGACTTGCCCGCTCCTCTGAACTTCTTTCTAAACTGACGGATATAAGGGTCTTTGTATAGCCTTATATAATCGTCAATATGAAATTGAGGAGTCTTGGCATCACCCAAGGGCAAACCACTATCTAAGCCAAAATAGTAGTCGAAAAACTCACCATAGTTTTCGGGTTTTAAAAGTCGCTTGATACGTGCTTCTTGCTCATCCGCTGTTTCCTTCTGTATAGCCTCATAAGTAAGCTCTCGTATCATTTTCGACTTCGCAAAATAGCGTTCTTTGGCTTCTTTGAGTTCTGTTTTAGTCATCGCCTCGTTGTAATAATTCGGTTATATACATATCAAAATAAGGGCGTATGGTTTTGATAACTTCCATATAGGTTTCACGCTTTTTTCCGCTACTTTGCCCTGCTTTCTCTAAGATAAAGTTAGAAAACCCGTCGAGGCTTTCCATAGTATATACTGCAATCTTATTATGGTCAGTGATACGGTCAAAAGCGGCTACAATCTTAGTAATATCGTCCGCCTTATAGGGAAGAGGTTCCCCCCGCTCAATAGCTTGCGCACACTTGAGGGTGAGTTTGCGAATATTTGAGGGCTTGAGGGTTTGCAATTCTTTCTCATCATCCCATTTTCCCTCCTCTCTCCATTTTCCCAGCGTTTTAATGCCAATGCCTATCATCTCCGATATATTGGCAATGCTAAATCCTTTGGAAAAAAGCTCCTTAGCTTGTGATTTTTTGTAATCTGCCTCAACGGCTGTTAGTCGTGCCATATTCTATTGTAGTAATTGATTTATTTTGTTATTAATCTCTTCGAACTTTGCCACGTTGTTAGGGGCGAAGTTGCCAGTCCCTGCAGGGGTTTGTATGATAGCTGTTTTAAGTTCACTTAAAAGGTCATTTAAAAGGCTTTTAAAATCTACTTCACCCCGTTGTAGGTGTATCCCCGCTTTGTCTATGGTAAGCTGAGTGTCTTCTATTCGTAGGCTCACGCTCTCAATCTCACTATAAGCTACCACATAATAGCGGTTTTCGTCTTCCCCTATCGAAGCAATCAACACACTACTCCCTAGCTTTGGGAATAAGTAAAAGCGCTCGGTATTATCGTTAATCACCGAAGCTAAGCGCACAGTATATTGTAGCTCATCGTCTTTCACCACACACGTACCTTGCGTTTTGTCTACCGATACTACTTCTACGGCTATGGTAGGGGTTTTGCGTTTTCCTATCTGCCTAATCCCCTCCGCTAATTCTCTATCTATACTCATAATCTTGCTCCTATGGTTACTTGTCGGCGTGCTCCATTGCGCCCAAAGGTAGTTTCTACTTTTTTAATGAAATAGCGTTCGTCTATCTCTTTCAGTTCTTTATCAATAATATGTGCCTGCATACCACGTGTGGCATAGGGTACTAAGAAACTCGTTATAGAGCCATCAAAGCCGTCATATTTTAGCTTTTCCATTTCCGCTCTTGCCATAGCACGTAGTTTAGCCTCATCGCTCACCACAGAGGTATGAAATGTTCTCAGTTCACCATCAGGATCACCCTCTTCTACAGTTTTCTTTTTGTTGTTCTTATCTATGTAGGTATATTGTACTTTTAGCTTACGTTCGTCCTTGGTACGGTATTCCAAGTCGTTCGCCACGATGTTATAGTTAAGGTCATAGCGTGCGGTTTGCCCTATATTGGTAAGCTCCGAAAGCCCTGCATATAGCTTGCTCTCATCATTAATAAAGATACTTAGCCTAAATTCCTCTTTGAGCTTATCCAATACCTGTGTACCATTGGCATTGCGAATAAGCCATTGGTCTAACTGCATCTGTGGTATATCATCAGCCAAGGCAATAGGAGTATCTTTCACTACCTCCTGCAATACTTCTTTTAGGCTTGTATTTTGCCACGATTTATTGATATTTTTTCGCCTAAGCAAATACATAGCGTCTTCACACTCTATGCTTACGGGAATGATTGGCTTGACCTTCTTTACATAGCCTTCAAACTCTACTCCGTTATATACCCCCTCATAAGCAAGGGTAACGCTCACCTTATCACCTGCCTTGATTGCCTTTTCCGTATAGAGGGGCTCACCCCCTTTGTCCACTTTAAAGTGGGTAGGAAGCTCAATCGTACAGGTGTCGGCTAACTCGTCTACCGATTTTGCGATTTTCACACTATGCACAGCCTTGAAAGTGTAATCTCCTATTTTGATAATCGCTTGTAATACAAACATTAGTATAAGTGGTTTAATTGTGTTCTCTTTTCATCTAACTCAGCATAGAAGTCCATATCTGACACCGCTTTGATGATGTACTTCTGTATGCCCTCTTTGCCCTCCATAGCCTCAAAGCTAATGTCTTTCAGCACGATGTTACGAATATCAAAGAGGGTAAAGAGTTTATTGCCTACAACCTCCAGACTTTCGTTCTTTTCAAACAAGCGGTTAAGGCTTTGCACTTGTGCAGTAGGGTACAAGTCGGGGTTGTTTGGGTCTATGCAAAGCCCCTTAATGGTAATCTGCCAGTCTTCAGTAGCGATGTACTCTTTTACCTTACCCCTGCGGTGTTTGCCTACGGTTGCTGTCTCTACAATGGTTTTAGTGAGTGAAAAGCTCACCAAAGGCTCATTAGGGAAGAGTGTTTGCACGCCTGCTTTATCAGCTACTTTCAGCGTCATAAAATACTCACTTCCATTGCTACGCGCTTCACTAATATTGGAGAGACTCGGTAGTACGTATTTCTTTTTATTATTAGCCCACCACGAGGGAAATGCTGGACCAACATAGTCCAAAAAAGCCCGTGCGGTGAGTTCTTTGAGGTCGAATTCCATTGTGTACTGTGTTTTTATCAGTGCAAAGGTCATACATATAAAGTAGGTAGCGAAATTAGCTCCCAATGCTTGGGGTAAATTAGTACAAGGTTTGGGGTAAATTATTACAAGGTTTGTTTGCCGATTTTTATACTTGCCAAAACCTACTGAATTTTGCACCAGAATTAAGTACGAACTAACACCCATTTGCTAATGAAACACCAATTTATCATCAATACCGAAAATGTAAATAGCTACGGCTACCGCATCCTTACAGATGGTATTGACTACGCCCAATATATGCGAAACCCCGTTGTACTCTTTATGCACGAAAGGGGTGTCAATGCTTATAAGGGTAGTGAAGTCATCGGACGTTGTACGAGACTCTACAAAGAAGGTACTACTCTTATAGCCGAAGTAGAGTTTGACGAACAAGACGAGTTTGCTAAGAAGATAGCAGGGAAGGTGGAACGTGGCTATATACGTATGGCTTCTATGTTTGCGGAGATAAAAGAAGTATCTACCGAACCACAACATATTTTAGAAGGACAAGTATATGAGACTGTAACCGCTTGTAAGCTCGTAGAAATCTCCATTGTTGATATAGGAGGCAACGACAACGCTTTGAAACTATCCAAAGACGGCAAGCCCTTTCAACTCAAAAAAATAGTAACTAATACATCAAACAATATGGACATTAAAGTGATAGCCCTTGCCCTTGGTATGGGTGAGAATGTGAAAGAAGAGGCAGTACTAAGTGCCTTACATAATCTAAAAACTGCCAAAGAAAATGCAGAAACCGAAGTAGTGGCTCTGAAAAAAACAATTAGAGAAAATCGCACTGCCGAAGCCACAACCTTGGTAGATAAAGCCGTACAATTAGGGCTTATCCCACAAGCCCTCAAAGAAAGTCAGCTAAAACAGTTTGAAGCCGATTTTGACGGACAAAAAGCCGTACTCTCTAAACTTGTAGCCGACAAAGAAGCTGAGAATACACAACAAGGAAAGGCTAACACAGTGCGTGAGGTAGTGTTAGGAGCAGGAGCAAAACCAACAGGCACAGCCAATGAAAGCTTTGACTACTTGCAAAAGAAAAACCCCGAAAGGCTCCGAGCTATTCGAGACAAAGAACCCGAAGAGTATGCCCGCTTAGCTAAAGATTACGCCAATGGGGTACGCTACACCGAAAAGTAATTTAATAACCCTTTAAAAACAATTTAAAACAGTATGAAATTATCACTAAAAGCATTATGTATTAATGTGGTTTTGGCATTCCTTGCCTCCCTTTTTATCGCCCCAGCTTTGGGTGCCTCAGTACCCTTGGTAGCTACAACTATCGTGGCAACTTCCACCATAGCCCAGTACATAGCCCCAGAACTCTTTAAGGGTATTGCAATGGAAGGGCTTCAAACCGAAGTATGGATAGCGGGTATCAAAGAAAACCCTATCCCTAATAATTCGTTTGTTTATCAAAGTGTAGATTTGTCGCAATATGTAGAGCATAATAAACTACACTTGGCAGAGGCAGGTGTGGAACCAACAGTACACGAAGATTATTTTGCTACAGCTAATAACCCTCTACCCGTTGCAAATATAGAAGATATAGCTAATGAGGTAGTACTACACACTTACTCTACTGAGCAAACTCGCCACAATGAGTTACAAGAAATAGAACTTTCTTACGACAAGCGTTCTAGTGTAATACAACGCCACCGTACATCATTGGCTAAAAATATAGGAAAACGTGCCGCTTGGGCGTGGGCACCACAAAAGAACAACGAATGGAATAAGGTGTTAAACCTGACTGCTAATGACTCAATATTAGATGCTATCATCGACTTAAAATCATTTTTAGAGAGTAAAGATATCTATGACGGCATTAACATTTGTCTCAATAGCGACCACTTTGCTCGCATCCGCAAAGAAGACAAAAAGCTTTATAAAGATATTTTGAATGAAGAGCAAATGTATGGTATTAAGGTATTCCAATACAACCAAACTCCACTCTACACCAAAACAGGCGAAAAGAAACCTTTTGGGGCTACCAAAGATACTGAAGATAAACAATCATCTTTCGTATGGGTTACTGATGAGGTATTTCGTTGCTTTGGTGATGTGAAGATGTACCCTACATTAAGAGACTCTGGATTACAGGGCGATACTATTTCTTTTGCACAACGTGCCTTAGTAGGAGTTATCCGCGCAAAAACTCCTAAATTCTTAGGAGCTATCTTATAGGAATATATAGTAGGGTGAGCGGACGAGTTCAATGGTATCCATACCTCACCCTACTCCTATATTAACTTTAAAACAGAATACAATGACAACAGCAGAAAAAGCAAAACAATATTTTGAGGAAAACAAAGCGACAAAAGAGCTCTTTGCTACCTCCGATGGTTTCCTCTTCTTACTAAAAAAAGATGCACAAAACCACGCACAAACCTTAGAAGATAGCACAGTGGAGAGCTATACTAATGAGGTAGAAGATAAAGTAGTAACAGAAACACCAGACAAAACTGAACAATCTGAAGACTCTGACGAGTCTGACGAGTCAGAAGGTGAGACTGTAAAAGACACTTCAAAAATCAACTTTTTTAAACCTAAAAAATAATGGCATTACCTAAAGTATTATTCAATATTGCCAAAGACGGCTTAGGCAGGACAACGGCTATACAAAAAACTACTGGGCTCATCACAACGGGAGTTACGGTGAATAACAAAGTAGAGTTGGGCAAGTCGTATCAAGTTTTCTCATTAAAAGAAGCCATAGCTTTGGGAATTTCAGAAACTGAAAACGCCTTTGCCTACAAGCATATCAAAGCGTTTTATGACCAAGCCCCTACGGGTACCCCTCTATGGCTAATGCTCGTATCGGATGCCACTACTATGACGGCAATGCTCGACAAAGACGGTGCTTTTGCCCCAACTCTCATAGCTGATGCCAAAGGGGCTATCCGCGTGCTTGGGGTAGTAAAAAAAGCAACTGGTAGCGAGACTATCACCGCAGGCTTAGACGTTGATTTGCAGACAGCTGTAGTGAAAGGGCAAGCCCTTGCCCAGCACTTTGAAAAGAAATATATGCCTTTTAGGATAGTTGTATCGGGCAACAGTTGGAACGGCAAAGTAGCCGACCTTACTAATTTCTCCGAAAACGAACTCAACAAAGTAGCTTGTTTTATTGGGAATGATGATAAGGAGAAAGAAGCATTAGTTGGTTTATTTTTAGGCAAAATAACCAAAATACCCGTACAGCGCAAAATTCACCGCGTGAAGGACGGCAGCGTATTACCCCTGGTAGCATACTTTACCGACGGCACGACTATCGACAGCAAAGCCGACCAATGGGACGCGCTTGACGACAAAGGGTATATTTTCTTTCGCACTTTTGTAGGGCGTTCTGGATACTACTTTTCGGGCGATAATACCCTTACCAAACCCACCGACGACTTTAAAAGCCTATCCAACGGCTTAGTAATGGACAAGGCAATGCTCCTAAGTTACGGGGTATTGGTAGAGGAACTCAGCGATGAGGTGCTACTATCAGAAAATGGCAGTATTCACCCTGCTATCATCAAGGGTTGGCAAACCAAACTTGAAAGCACTCTTCAAAGCCAAATGGTCTCACAAGGCGAACTATCAGCTGTAAAGATTGATATAGATCCAAAGCAACGTGTACTACAAACGGGCAAAGTGGTGATAGGTATCAAACTGTTACCCGTAGGTTATGCTGACTTTATAGAAGTAAACATCGGTTTTACTACAACAGTCAATTAGTAGATTAGAAAATTAGCAAATTATGGCAACATTCGACAGCAAACAATATGCGTGGTGTAACCTCTCTATCGTCTTTGGCGGGCGAATTATCATAGGAGTTACAGAGTTGGAGTACACCGAAAAACGCGAGAAAGACTTTCTTTATGGACGTGGGTGCAAGCCTCACGGAATAGTAGCAGGCAACCGCAGTTATGAGGGTAAAATAAGCCTTTGGCAAAGTGAGGCAGAAGCAA